GCTCTGCAGATATCACAGGGCAAAGTCTCAGGGCGAGGCTTACACAAGAGTAAAAAAGCTTTTTACTGCTAGCCCTCTGAATGAGTTTAGAATTGTGAAAGTAGGCAAATGATGCAGTTTACTAGAGCTAATTTCTTTTACTTGCTTGGTCTTATAGATCGCTATGATTCAGCTGGGCATCGCGGCGAAAGCTTTTTCGAGTACCACGCCGATAGTGAAAATTATCGTTGCGGGTACTATGAGAGCGGCGTAATGTTCTAGGGCACAGAAAAATTTATTAGTTTTTCAGGTTGAACTAATCAAACCTCTGTGCTGGCGATGCGGCGGGTGACGGGGGGTGTTTGCCGCATCGCCTTATCTCATGTCAAGATTACAGGTTGCATTGCCGCCTAAGCTTGTCCCTGTCTTTCAGGGCGAGGCGCGCTATCGTGGGGCGTATGGAGGGCGTGGGAGCGCTAAGACGCGCTCATTTGCCACTATGGCGGCGATTCGCGGGCTGAAATTCGCCAAGGCCGGAATCAGCGGGATTATCCTCTGTGCTCGCGAGTATATGAACTCGCTAGATGATTCGTCTATGGCGGAGGTTAAAACTGCTATCAATGCGATTCCTTGGCTAGCTGACAATTACGTCATTGGGGAAAAATTCATCCGCACCAAATGCGGACGCGTTGAATTTAAATTCGCAGGGCTTCGCCATAACCTCGAAAGCATCCGGTCTAAAGCACGCATACTGATCTTATGGGTGGACGAAGCGGAAGCCGTGAGCGAAGGCGCATGGCAAGTTACAGAGCCGACGATACGTGAGGAACAATCCGAAATATGGGTTACATGGAACCCGAAGCTAGACGGTTCGCCTACTGACAAACGTTTTAGAAAATATGCCGACAACGATTATAAAATCGTTGAATTGAACTATGGGGATAATCCTTGGTTTCCGGATGTTCTGCGCAAACTCATGGAGCGCGATAAGCGCAGGGATTACGACGCTTATAAACACGTTTGGCTAGGCGGCTATGAAACGCGGTCGGACGCGCTTGTCTTTAAGAACTGGCGCACAGACAGGTTTGACACGCCAGATGGTACGCGTTTCTACCACGGCTCAGATTGGGGCTTTGCCAACGATCCTACGGCGCTCGTGCGCTGCTTTATCGAAGGCGATACGCTCTATGTAGATCGCGAGTGCGTCGCCGTTGGCTGCGACATTGAAAACACGCCCGCGCTGTTTGCCGGGTCAGATTTGAAAGACCCGCCGCGATGGAAAAACCCGAACGGTTATCCCGGCATCAAGACGGCGCTGAAATGGCCTATCGTCGGCGATAGCGCAAGACCAGAGACAATATCGCATATGCGCAATAAGGGCTTCAATATGAAGCCTGCAATCAAGGGACAAGGATCGGTTGAGGATGGAATCTCGTTTTTGCAGGGCTATGACATTGTAGTGCATGAGCGTTGCACTAATGCGATTAGAGAATTCGGGAGCTATTCCTACGAGATTGATAAGCACACGGAGGAAATTCTACCTAAGATCAAGGACGAAAATAACCACATTATCGACGCGTTGAGATATGCTCTAGAAGAACTGCGCCGGTCGATGCGTAACCGCATACCGGCGCTTGGTCCTAGACTTGTCGAGGGTTAGGAAAGCATTTCTATAATTTCGTTGGCTTGCTCAACCTGACGATCAAAACCTTCGCCTAGTTCGCTGTCTTTGAAATTCAAAGCTAATTTAGTCCATGTACAGATTGAGTTAGCCAGAGAAAGGCAGATCAGGCTTTTTTGTTCTTCTGTGAATTCCATTATTTAATCTCCACAACTTCGTAGATACGCAAATCGCGCGGGTGTCCGCTCATAGCAATTGTCGCGCCCGTTTCGTCGATATCTTCCTCGACAACTTCACCATGAAAAGTATGAACAAAGTTAACTGCGTCCTGCACAGTGGGGAACTGGTAGGAGTCGGCGAGGATGCTAAACGTAGCGCCCGCAGATCCGTCGCTGTTTTTGCGGATGAATTGAGGAAAAGCCGGAAGCTTAATCGCGTACATCTGTATACCTCTTAATTGGCGCGTTTGACGTGGAGATAGCAAACGCCATGCTCATCGCGGTAATCGTCAGCGTTGGCGTCCAAATGGTTATGCGCTTCGATGAAAGATCCGAATACTTTATCGTCTATGGCGACCCAGCAACCTTGTTCCTGATCAAAGCGGCGGACGTTCCAATCCTGAATATGAAAAGCGGGTTTTTCTAGGGCTCTAAGGGTTGTTCCATCAACACAGACACCGCCGCGCTCTAAACGCACCTCGTACATGCCCTTAAGTTGTCCTGTGCAAACGGTAATGATCGTACCGATGTAACCGTTACAGTGAACTTTTTGACCAACTTCAAACATGGGTTCATTCCTTTGTTGCTGAAACGACAATAGCAAACAGAAGTTAATGAGTCGTTAACAAGAGGCGCTTTTGTTGAGATTTTCAACAATTTTTTTCGCGTTTTCGATGGCTTTCTGTGAAGGCTTGATGATCACGATTTGCGCGCCTTCGGGTGTGCAGAACTCAAGTTTCTGCGGTGTGATGTTGAGTGTGTAGGTTTGGGACATTTTAGACGTTCCTCCATTTCGTATGCATCACGCCAAATACTTTATCGAAGCTAATGATGCGCTGTTGCCATGAGCCTTGCCGATAACGAAGGAACAATTCGCCTTTTCCATCGACAATCATGACTGAAAAGTCTTTGCGTTCGATAATTACCGGATGGGCGCTTAGCGCTTTGAGAACGTCAGCACCACGCAGATTTTTTTCTGTGCGGGCGAGTGGGAAATAGTTCCCTTGATTGTAGTTATTTACGTCGATTTTCATCGTTCATTCCTTCGTTGCTGAAAACACCTTGAACAGCAAAACTTAAAAAAGTGTTAACAACAAACAAATGACCGTAAGACCGTTAGAAGAAAATTTCGGCGGATTGCTTGGCGGCGCGCGTACTGCGGTACGCCCAACGCAGGTAATGGGCGCTGCGGGAACTCGCATCTATGGCGGGTTTATCATCGAGACAGAAGCGGACGGCGAACTAACCGACCGCGAGCGGTATCGCACTTTTTCGAAGATACTTGCTAACTGTTCTATCGCCGCCGCAGGCATTCGCTACTTTACAAACCTTATCGCTAAGGCCGATTGGAATTTTACGCCTACTGATCATCCTGAAAGCGTCCGCTTGTCTGAAATGGCGGAGCAAATGCTTATGGAAGATCCCGCGACCAATTGGAAACGCGTTGTAAGACGCGCTTGCATGTATCGCTTTTACGGCTTTAGCTTTCAGGAATGGACGGCTAGGCGTCGTGAAGATGGATTTATGACGTTTGCGGATATTGCCCCAAGACCGCAAATTACAATCGAACGATGGGACGTTAATACGGACGGATCGCTAAACGGCGTTGTGCAGCGTAACCCGCAAAACCAACGGGAGATTTATTTACCTCGCGGCAAGTTGATGTATTTGGTTGACGATACGCTAAACGACAGCCCGCAGGGTCTTGGGCTTTTCCGCCACATTGTACAGCCTGCTAGACGCTTAGCCCGCTATGAACAACTTGAGGGATTTGGTTTTGAAACTGACTTGCGCGGCATTCCCATCATATATGCGCCGTATGCTGAACTAAGACAGCAATTAAACAATAACACAATCACAGTGGAGCAATTTAACGCTGCGGTTAGACCGCTAGAAGAATTCGCAAGAAAGCATATCAAAAATCCGGAATTGTCGCTTATCCTTGATAGCGATATCTACGTTACGACCGATGGCGCGCAACGTCCTTCAAATCAACAAAAGTATCGTGTTGAACTTCTGGAAGGCGGTAGCGAGTCACGCGAAGAAATCGCAGAAGCTATTGAACGCATTAACCGTGAAATCGCCCGCATCATTGGCGTTGAATCTATCTTGCTGGGCGAAGGCGATGCAGGCTCCCATGCGCTTAGCAGGGACAAGACAAATCAGTTTTCGCTAGTTGTCGATTCAACGCTTGGCGAGATCGCAGATAGCGTTATGTCTGATCTGCTTTCTGTGCTCTGGAGTTTGAACGGATGGCCGGTAGAGGCAATGCCGCAGGCGCAGCCTGAAGCGGTTCAATATCGCGACATTGAGCAAATTGCTAGCGTGCTACGCGATATGGCGCAGGCGGGTGCAGTCCTTGCGCCTGACGATCCGGCTATCGATGAAGTTAGAGCGTTAGCCGGATTGCCGCCTATGGACGATTTGCCAAACGCAGAGGATGCAGCGCTTTCCGACAGGACGCCAGAAGATACGCCTGACGATCCAGAGGAAGAATTACCGGATACGGAATAATGAGCATCACAACCCTTTCACTAAATGGCGTAGATTACATTTCTTACGCTACAATTGCGCAGATCGATAATTACCTTGCTGTAGACCCTACACGCGCTGCGGCATGGGCTGCGCTTAGCGCTACGCAGAAAATACAACGATATCTGCAGAGC